CCCTCCCCACACGGAAACCCCCCCCCCCGCCAAAATGGAGGGGGGGGGGGAGTAGGGGAGAGATTACTTGGAGCGGTATTCGCGGATCTGGTCCTGGAGGGAAAGAGAACCTGCGGAGTTGGAGGAAGGCGCAGGTGCCGGATCGCTGTCGGGTCCAAGATGCTTCTTGTAGTAGCCTTCGGAGCCGAGAATCTCGAGGTAGTCCTGGACGGAGAGGTGGAAAAGCTTGGCGATCTTGTAGCGGTCTTCGACCTTCTCAGGATCGCGGAGTTCCTCAACTACGTCACACGGAACGATCTGGTACTTGGTGTCGAGTCCGTTACCGTGGCGGGTGATGGCGTAGTCACGGTCCATGATCGTACCGTAACGGGCGAAGAACCCATTGAGATTGTTCCAGAAGTTCGTGAGGGAGTTCTGGACGAAGCCGACCTGGGGAACGGTGAGCTTTTCACCGACCTCAAGATCGAGTCCAAGACTCTTGGCCTTCTCAGCGACCTCACTCGTTACCTCGACCTCTTCGGTGACATCGGAGTACTCGAACTCTCCGCGAGAGATTTGCTTCTCTTCACGAAGAACGGCGAGAGAGATGGCGATGTCACGGGGACGGTAGGGACGAGTAGTGCCGTCCGCGTTCGTCTGGACCATATCCTCGCAAATGGGGCATCGACGGTTCTTGTCGAGCTCCTTGGTGCATACGAAGGTACGACGCTTTCCGTCGTTGCAGGGGATGTACTCGTGGAGACCTACTACGATGGGGTCGTCCGAAAGATTGCGGAGGATCTTGAGGTCACCCTGACCCGTAGAATCCTTCCAGTAGATCGTGAACCAGGAACCCCCTGAGTTCTGGTTAGTCGACTGGGCCGCCTTTTCAACTGCTCCGAAACCGCTTCTGAATGACATTGTGTTCTCCTAGGTGTATCTATGGGTAGGACTTTAGTCCGTACTACTAATTATATAAGAATTCCTATAATCCATCAACTGCTAGTTGCTTTTTAAGTCTCGCCTCACTTAGGAAGCTCACCTCCCGGTTTTCGAAACGCTTGACGACTTCGTCGGGAGAGAGTCCGGCAAGATCGTCCGCTTGACCTGTTTCGTTGACTACACTCACGCTTGTATAGTCGCTTAGACCTCTCAAGAGTCTCAAAGCCCCGCTCTTGCCTGCTTGGTCATCGTCAAACCATATGATGACCTTCGAGTAGTTTCGTAGAAGTTTGATTTGCTCGTCTGAAACCTTGGCTCCAAGCGTAGAGGCGAGTCTTAGACCAGGAAGGAGACCCCTCTCTTGGAGAGTTTCACCTACGAGAACCGAGAAGATCGACTCCACTACGAGAACTTCGTCGGATTCTTCACCACCCAAGTAGAGGACTTCACTCTTCGGAAAACCAGGCGAATTCTGGTACTTGGGTTGGCTTTGAGGAGGGAGTGCTCTCTTTTGCCACCCAACCAACTCTCCATTCCAGAAGAGAGGAAGTGTAATACGATTCGACTCGGGGTCATACCCTACTCTATGGCGAATGATGACGTCATCTGAGACGCCTCGGGAGGAGACGTAGGGGTGAATGAAGTTCCAACCATCGAGAATCTCGGGAGAGTAAGTCGGAATTATAGGTTTAACCCTATATTCAGGCGAGAGAAGTTTGTTGATCTCCTCAAGAAAGGACTTGGAGTCCTGGTCTTGAACGCCTCGAGAGAGTTTCTGGATGACTTTGACGGCACCCTCCCAGGAGCCTTCAAGCTTCTCTAGAAGCCAGAAAAGGTCTCCACCTCCATAGGCGAAGCAGTGATAGAGTTTGTCGTCAACACTTAGACAAGCCGTAGGAGTGGAGTCTCCGTGAGAGTGGTGGGGGTCAACTCGGTCGATGAGACAACTATGAATCAACTCATCGCCATTGGAGGAGTGGGAGAGCGAGATGTTATCGGCTTGGTAGTAGTCGAGAACGTCTTCGGCGTCTATGTTCTTGACGACCTGCAGGTATTGCCTCTTATTAACTCTCGCAATATTAGAAAACCCGCTTCTCATCACTCTACTCCGGTCACACTTGCGATAGTTCCACGAGACTCGATCTTCGTTTGCCCCTTGAGACTCCAGTTTAGAAGCCACTCTTCGGGAGAACCACGACGGATACCGAGAATCTTGAGGAACATAGAGTTGTTCGTACGAAGTTCACGTGACTGTTGAAGACCAAAGACGATGTCAGCGAATTGCTCAATCGAGGAGGAGACAGCGAGGTTTTGCATGCCAAGCTCTTCGCCTTCCTGGACGGAGGCTCGGTTCAACTGGACCGCCATGATAGTCGGGAACATTGACTCTTCGTCTTCGGAGATCGAAGACTTGAGGTCTTCCATGATCTCTTCGTAAGCGGAACGACGGTCTCGATAGTCACGTCGAGGCTTGATGAACGAAAGCTGGTCGATGAGAATGATGTCCGCCTCAACTTCTCGTGCTCTATTCACGATGGACTGGACGGTTCGATCATCTCGAGTAGGCTTCTCAACGTAGAAGTGCCCAAGAGAAGCGAACTCTTCCTGGGCTTCTTTGAGGTGGAGAACCTCTTCACGAGTGAGGTTGCCGTTGCTAATACTCGTCATGTCCAAACCGCTAATGTAACCATCAAGGCGATCTTCCATGTCCGGAACGGAGACCTCCATAGAGACGAGGAGGGGAGTGAGACCCTTCTTCCTCGCCTCAACCGCCGATTTACAGAGGAGTTGAGTCTTACCGGTCTTGGCGTAGGCGGAGACGACAGCGAGTTCACCTGGACGAATGCCACCGATGTGCTTGTCAACGTCGGGGAGGCCAAGACCAAATGGGTCGGGATCGAACTCGGAGACTCGAGTAGCATAGCGTGATTGTCTCTCAAGAACATTCGAGGAGATATCGGAGCGGTTCTTCCTCTCCGTCACCGAAGCGAGAACCTCCCAGAGTTCCTGGTAAGCCTCACGTGCCGATTCGAGTGGGAGTTCGTCTAGGTCCTCGGCGGCTTTACGAAGAACATTCTGGACACGAGTCCTCGTGAACCTCTCCTGGAGTTTCTCAACAACCCAAGTCAACGACTCTTCGGGTTCAACAACCTCGATAGAAGGGAACTCTTCGAGAAGGACCCTTTTGGTCGGGGTTTTGAGAAGTGAGGAGTCCTCCCAATACCGCTGCGAGAACTCGAAAGCGTTACGGTAAAGAGGGTCGTAGATGTGTTCGGGGCGAATACCGAGGTCGAGAATACGGCGAAGATGTCCTTGCTCGATGAACCCGAGTAGGGACTTGTCTAGATCGATCAAAAGATCGGCCTCCTTTCGCCTGAGAGAACCTCATTGATTTGCTTCGACCCCATGCTAGGACCCCGATGAGTCTCTGGGGCTCGGAAGTCTTCGATATTCCACCAGATGCCTTTGTTCTTCTCGAAGATCAACGAGAGAACCTGGGGAGGGTAGATGGCTTCAAGGTCTTGCTTGAACTTGTTGGTGGTGATGAGTGTGGTTTGACCCGCCTGCGTTCTTCTTCGAAGAATCGTCTCGATGACTTCCTTCGCATGAACCGTCTCACGTTCACGGCCTAGATCATCCAGGAGAAGAACCTCGGACTTGAACGTCTTCTCTTCGAAGAATTCTCTCCTAGCGTAGTCGTGATAGCCGTTGTCGAAAGTCTCGATGAGTTGGGTTGCGGTCGAGGAGTAGCAAGAGACACCGGACTTGACCAGGTCCTTGAGGAGAAGGGAGAGAAGCATCGTCTTACCAACACCAACTCCACCACCGAAGAGGAGACCTAACCCTCGAGAGATCAACTCCTTGAAGTTGTCTCGGAAGAGAATAGCGGTTTCGAGCGGGCCTTTCTCCTCAGAAGTGTAGTCCACCCAATCGAGACGCTGGTAGGTAGAGCCGATGTTGGAGACGCTGTAATGCTTCCAGAGTTGCCATTGGAGTTGGCAATCACACTCGTAAACGGTTCCACGGAACTTGTAACTCTTCTCACCACCACAAGTAGGGCAAAACTCGTCGGGGTCTCTCAAGAATCGAGGATCCGTAGAGGCGAGGTAGGAGACTTCACTATCGGTGAGAAACCGATAGCGGAGAATCTCTCCCTTGATTGACCTCATTAGAACTCCTCGAAGATGCCAGAGACAACCGGCTTCTTGGCCTGCATAGTGACGACACCTGTCTCGTAGTTGACTTGAGTGGTCATATCGCGGTATTGACTCTCCTGCCAATCCGAGTTAGCCTTGAGAAACCATCCGGGGTGAATCGGACGATCGCCGTCAGAGTAGTGTCGATAGCCGGAGTCACGCCAGAAGATCCACTTGAGGAGGAGTTTAGGAGAGATGTCTCTATCCTTGAAGAGTTCGGTCTTCTCGAGACGGAGTACGGTGTTCCAGAAGAGTCTCGCGAACTTGAGCTCTTCCTCACGAGGAATGACCCTCTTCTGGTACGTCAAGCATAGCCAGGTGTAGTACTCTCCGAGACGACTTTTGTCGAAGTCCTCGACTCGAAGCGAGTACCTCTTCTCAAAGTTGTCAAGCTCTAAGAACTTCATTTGAACCTCCTGAAGTGTTAAAATGTGTCAGCGCCAGTTATCGTTCTTGTAGAATCCGTCGTAGACCTTGTTGGAATCACAAGAGAAGACGAGAAGCTGTGCAATACTAGTCCCTCTACGAACGTAGAGAGGAATGCTTGGAGTAACCGTCATTCCAGTCGAACCCGAGTAGCCGGAATCATAGAGGCCTACCTCACCAGAGGCACCCGACTTGAAGAGAGTAGAGCGTAGAATAGAAATAGCGCATAGAGAACTCGTCAAGTGCACTTTCTCGTAGAACTCTATCTGGTAAGTCTTGTGGGGTTCAAGTTCGAGAATATCGTCGAACTCCACTTCAACAAACTCCGGGAGAATACGCTCCTCCTGGGTCAAGTCGAGGTGTCCTCGGATCTCATACACTCGGTGAATACGGAGGTCAATCGAGTTGCAGGAGATGTTCTCCTGGAGAAGATCGGTGACCACCCCTAGGGTGGCAAGACGTCGTGGGTTTAGAATCGCTGTGGTCACGAGAGTTCCTTCTCAACTACGGCGATAGCCGCTTCGAGACTCTTGAACGCACTCTTGAGGTCGTCTAGAGGCGTGTTGAGAGGAATCGTGGTTCTTACAACGGTCGGGTTGTTGAGCTTAATGGCGAGGATCAAGTTCTCTTCACGAGCAGTTTCGAAAAGCTCCCAAGCCGCTTCCTTGCTCTTGAGACGAAGAGCGAGCATTAGTCCACGTCCGTTGTATCCCTCAACAACGTTCGGATACTTCTCCGCCCAAATGCGGTATTGGGCCGTCATGAAGCGTGAACACTCTTCGACGTTCTTGAGTAGCTCAGGAGTGACCTGCTTGAGGATCTCGAGTCCTGCGGCACATACGATCGGGTTTCCACCGAAAGTAGTCAGGTGGGAGAGGGGCGGGTCCTGGAGTTTTTCGAAGTTCTTCTTCGAAGAAATGACCGCTCCGAACGGGAGACCACCGCCACCGGCCTTACCGATAGTCGTGATGGAGGCTCGAACGCTGTAGGTGTCCTGGGCGAAGAATTGTCCGGTACGACCAAACCCGGTCTGGACTTCGTCGACTACGGTCATGATGTTGTTCTTGTGGCACCAGGTGAAGAGCTCATCTACGAACTCCTGGGGTAGAGCCCTACAACCACCCTCACCCTGGACGAGTTCGACAAACACGCCACCCAGGTTCTCGAGGAAGTCGGGTTCGAGTTCTTCGATTTGGGTGAAGAGAGGTTTGAAGGGGTCAATCCAGCGAGTGCAAGAGTCGTCTACTCCGAAGCCTTCACGGTACTTGGCGTTCCAGGTCAACTGCATCGGGCCGTAGCCTCGCCCGTGGAAAGCCTTTGTTAGAGCTATGACGTTCTTCTTGCCAGTGATCTTGCGAACCATCTTCAAGGCGAGGTCATTCGCCTCCGACCCGGAATTCTGGAAGAAGACCTGACCCCCTTCGCCCCACTTCTCAACGAGAGCCTTAGCGTACTCGACCTGGGCGGACTGGACGTGCTCTCCGTAGACCGTAGTGTGTCCGTAATCGAGTGCCTGCTCAACGAGTGCGAAGGTGGCCTTGTGATTCCTCGCTCCCAGGGAGTTCACTCCAATACCGGAGGTGAAGTCGAAGAAGGATCGAGTCTCTCCAACTCCGGAGAAAGAGCCGTACAAGTACGGGCCCTCCGCTTTCTCTACAACGAGTCCGTAAGGAGACGGGGAGGTTTGAGCCACGTACTTTCGGAAATCTTGCTGGATGGTCACTTAGATGCTCCTAACTGTGAGTTGCGGAAGATGGAGAAGTTGAAGGGTTCAATGGCACCGTCGTGAGCCCAATCCGTAGTAGGCTCCTGGGACTCACCGATGAGGCAAATGCGTGTAGGCTTCCACTTCTCAAGAATTTTAAGAACCACTTCGTCCTTGAGTCGTTCTTCCGAAGCGATCGAGAGTGTAGAGACCCACTCCGGATTGAAGTCGTGGTAGGGTCCATCGTGGACGGAGAGTGTCGGGATGACGAGAGCACTCGTACCGGGAAGTGGAAAGATTTGACGACTAGAGAAGAACGGGAAGCGTCCGGAAACCTCTACGCCTGTCGTGATTGCCCTAACGATTGCGTTGTCTTCACCCTTCCACGGATGCCTAAAGGATCCTGCGACAGGGACGAACTCCGTGAGGGGAGCGTCCGAGACGATGATCTTAGTGTTGAGGCAACCTGAGCCACCCTCCACAGAGACGTCCTCGGCGAGGCCTTCAATCACCTTGACATCCCTGAGATCCTCCGGAGTAACGTAAGCAACCGAAAGAGCAGGTCCATAGAAAGCGATCTTGCCGTGGAACTTCTCCTGGTAGAAGTCGAGAACTTCATGAGAGCCATAGAGAATGAGACTATCGAGGTCTTCGAATACGAAAGTCTCTCGATTGAACTCTTGAATGCCGAGCTTCTTGAGAAACTTGCCAAGAGACTCTTTGTCTTCGTAGTCTCGACTCCCTGAGACACGGAGTTCATCAGAGAAGAGGAAGGGGTAGAAGAGGGACTCATAGGGAGTTGTCGACCCAGTGGAAGCCAAGACGACTCCGACCTTCGTGGAGACGAGTTCAAGTCTCATCTTTTCTACGAAGTCAAAGACGTAGTCCGAAGCGCTACCTCCGAGATAGTCGTTAACCTTGTCTCTCACCCTCTTAGGGAGAAGATCAACGGCCTCGAGATACTTCACGGCCTTCTCTTGAAGTGCATCCTTGCGTAGGTAACTCATCGCCTTGCCCTTTCGGCCGAAATAGAACAACCCTTCATGCTAGCCCCTGGAAGTCTCCCGAGTAGACGAATGTGGTTCTTGTCTACTAGTTCGGCTCGATCTTGAGTCTTGAGAGCGACACAAGTGGAGTAGAGGCCTGGGTCGAAGATAGTCAACTGGTTCGTCTCTTCGTCGATTCTAACCTGGACCCAATCCGGAATACGGAAGACCGAGTCAGTGCCTGTTCCCCAGAAGGGAGAGTTGAGTTCGGACATTCCGTACTCGGTTATGAACTCGACTTCACCCTTGTAGGAGAAGGTCTCGTCGAAAAGCTTGACGAACTCTTCACGAGTGTAGTTCCGGGTGATACCCTTGTAGCCTCCAGTGTCGGTGACGATTGGGTTCTCTCCGAGGAAGGGCTTGAAGCCAAGTTTGCGGATCTCTTCCATGACGATGATGAAGAGGTAGGAGATCCCGTAGAGGAAAAGCCTGTCACCGTTAAGGGACCGGCGGGTCATCTCGATAACGAGGTTGGCCAGGTTACTAGCCACCTCAACCGTCACCTGAGGGGCCTTAACGAGTCGAAGAATGTTCTCCGGCTCAAGCTTCTCGCGGATCCCTACGTCGAACATGTAGGCCAGAGACGAGTGAGTCCACTCGGTGGGAGTAGGGATGAAGGCAACAGCGCTTAGATGAGGAATGTGTCCGTAGACCTTATAGAATTGCTTGGAGATAGTCCTATCGTAGACCATGGTGTCTTCAAGCGGGGTTCGGGAGGAGTTACCTGAGGTCCCTGAGGACTCCCAAACCTTCACGGGTTCGAACCATCCGGACTTGACGAGGAACTTCGACTCCTTGTAGATCTCAATGGGGATCGGGACGATGTCATCGACGGACTCCCACTGGAAGGCATCTTCCCCCTTGAACTCAAGGAACTTCTTGTAGTAGGGGTTTAGTTCGGCCTGGATCTTTGCCATCTCGAGAATGGTGTCACTTGTGTGAGACAGGTTGAGAGACTTGAAGGAGAGTTCCTTCAACCATTCGAACTCGCTATTCATCGTCCTCGCTCCGTTCCCCAAATCGCTACGTGGACTCTCATCGAGAAGTTGTACCCGAGTTCAAGTGCCTTGTCGATGACGAGTTTGGCGTGTTCCTGGCAAGCCTCATGCGTTACACCCTCAGGCATAATCCATACGCTTCTAGGACTAATGCCGATGGTGTGGCAAAACTCGTGGACTTCGTCGAGGTCTTCAAGAGAGGCACAAACGAACTTGAAGTCCGCACTACGAGAGTTGAGCTCTTTGAGAACCTCAGGCCTAAACCGGACTCGAAGAGGGTTCCCGGAATTCTCGAGCTTCGGAGAAACAGAGAAGAAGACGCGGAGGTCATCGTCGAAGTGAGGAGGCTTGAGAACTCCGGCCGTTTCGAACTGGACCAAGCATCCCTTAGAGAGGAGAAGGTTGACGAGCCCCTGGATCTCGGACGCCTGGAGGAGAGGCTCCCCACCCGTGAGAACGACGAGGTCACCTAGCCTAAGTCCGAGACTTTCAAGCTTTTTGACAACCTCCTCAGAAGACATTTGATGCTCTTCGAGAACCTGGTTGTACATGACCCCTTCACGATGCTTCTTCGCCTTGTTCTCGGTGAAAGCCCAGGTGTAGGGGGTGTCACAGAAAGAGCATGCGAGAGGACAACGAGAGGTTCTCACGAAGAAAGCTCGACGACCCGTGAATCGCCCCTCGCCCTGGATCGTAGGCCCGAAGACTTCGTTAATGTTGAGGGTCATAGTAGTTCTCCTTCCTTAAGTTGTGTCTTGAACTTCTTGAACCCGTACTTGTCGAAGAAGTCATTGAGAGCGTCGATGTCGATTTCACCAGGGAGAAACTCACAGCTACTAAGAGGGAAGTTGGAGTAGGTTGCGAGTTCTCCGCTCAACTTGATGAGCCGGTAATTAGTGCGGACTCGCTCGACTTCCTCTTCGGTGAACTTGTCGTATTCTTCGAGAAGAGCGTCGAGATCGCCGTACTCTTCGATAAGCTTCCTGGCTTTGGCGGGGCCAATACCCTTGATTCCTGCGATGTTGTCGGAAGAATCACCGGTCAAAGCCCAAATCTCAGGCATACGACGAGGAGTGAGAGGAAACGCATCGGACTTCTTCTTGTTGAAGATCGTCTCCGGAGCCTTACCCATGGAGGGCTTGACGACGGTGATCTTGTCACTGATGAGCTGGCGAAGATCGTGATCCGTGGAGATAATCACTGAGGGAACACCGAGTGCTTCCGCGTTGAGTGCCGCCGCCGCCATAATATCGTCGGCTTCGACGTTCTTCTCGCGGTAGTGTCGTACCCCCAGGAGACTAAGAGCTTTCTCCAAGGGTCCGAACTGGGTGAGAACCCCGTCCTTCTCCGAGTGAACTCGGTTACCCTTGTAGTCCTGGTCGAGAGAGGAGCGGTACTCACTCTTGCCCCAGTCGAACGTCCAGAGAATATGGGTCGGCTGGAAGATCCGGTAGTACTTGAAGAGTGAAGAGAGTGCTCCGTAGACCCCTCCGGTCAACTCTCCATCGGCGTTCTTCAGGTACTCATATCCGTCCTCGGTCTTCCAGCGGTGAGCGAAGAAAGCTCGAATGAGAAGATTGTTCCCGTCGAGAATCAGGAGAAGAGGATCTTTACTGGCGGCCATAAGTCCATCCGGAATCTTCCAAGGCCCGGGCCCTCTTGAGTGCTTCAACGTCGCCAACGGCATCGAAGTAGAGAATAAGGTTGTGAAGAGACTTCACGGCCTGATCGGCGAGAGGCTTCCACTCGAACTTGAGTGCGGGCCAGTTCTTGTCACCCGAGTCTTCAACCGACTTCCAAGCGCTGAGATTGAGTCCGGCGGCAAACGGGGCGGTGGTATCGTTACTACGAAGGTTTGCCGGAACCTTCTCCTCGAACTTCTTGTAGAGGGAAAACTCCCAGAGAGTGTTCATTCCCAGGAGGTGAATCTCCTTCTTGCAGGTCGCCTGGAAGTCTTCACTAAAGAGGAAGGCGGCACGTCGACGGGAGTGTTCCCAGGACTTGTGACTCGTGGAGAAGGAAGGGAGTTCAATGTCGGTCGGGGTTTCGAAAAGGAGATCGTACGGAATGCCAATCGTCGTGATTCGGTCATCCTCTTCGTACTCTCGAAGGAGTTCGAGAACCTTGTCTCGATCTCCTCCCTGGAGAACTGCCATGATTCCGGTCCCGTAAGGGATCTGGTTATTGGAGTCGTCCAGGAAGGAGAAGGTCCGCTCTCGGGTCTTCTCGAGGTTTCCGAGAACATCCGGAGCAATGACCTCGTAGGGTTGAATCTCCGAAATCATGTCGAAGAAGCGGGCTCCGTAGAATCCCTCTCCGAGTTCGTCTGCTCCGTTGTCGAGGATTAGAGGAGCGGTTCGGTTCTCGTGGAGGCTTTGGGTGAGCTTAAGAGTGCGCTTCTTGTACTCCGGGGATTGCTCTACGAGGTGTGCGAGAGCGTAGGACATAGAACCGAGGTCCCAATGTTGCGCTGCGAAAGGTGGGTTAACTGCTGCTTTCATATCAACTCCTTACTAATATTATAAGTTTTCCTATAAAAGACTTCAACTGGAACAGGTTTTTAGGAACGTCTTTTCATGTTCGGGATTGAACGGAATTGCCTTGGGAAGGTTGAAGTCTACGCACCACTCCTCAATGGGAGCTCGATCACCACAGGCATGATCGAAGAAGGCTTGAACAAAGCGGAGACACTCCTTGAACTCTTCTACGTCAACTGTACCCCAGAAGAAACGGAACTCAACTGTGCCATGCTTCCGGAGACTACGAAGATTTACCCCCGTCCTAGGCGTAACCGAGTAGGTGCGACCCTTCCCGTTCCTGTGTCTCGGATAGTGGGCTTCTACGAGTTCGTCAATCGTCTCCGCCTTGAGAGCTTCCTCCACGCAAACAGCGGGAACAACTCGATACATCCAGGAGTTGACCTTCCCGCGGTAGGACTTCCAGTTCTTAACCGACTCCTCATCAAGCCCACCGGGGTTAGGGGTAGGCGAGAGTTGGTACTTGACGAAGTCTTTGATCTCAACGGAGTAGGTGAGAATTTGCTTCGCTTCCTCTAGAGTCACTCCACCGATGTGAATGTGGGTGAAGGAGCGGTAGTTGACTCCAGGGTTGCAAACCGACTTGAGGGTAGCAAAGTTCTCCGCCAACTGGGAAGCGGTCAAGGTCGGAACCATGCAAATCTCACCACCCATGTGAGTGTGGCCATAGGCGGTACCGTCCAGGTTGCAGACGTCGGTTTCTTTGTCGTCGAGTACTCCCAAGTAGCCTGGGAGTTCAATGCGAGTATCCCAGTCGGTCCATTCGAGTTCGGCTCCCCAGGTGTTGATCATTAGATGCGACCTCTCTTGAAGAGTTCGAGAACCTCATTGCGAGAGTTGATGTCGAAGAAGAAGTCGCCTTCCATGCAGGAAGTGACGGTGGGAGCAGAGGAGCTAACACCACGAGTACTCATGCAGGTATGAGTGCCTCTCACGATAACAGCGATGTCATTTGCGCCTACCATCTGGCGAATCTGTGCCGCGACCTCGTTCGTGAAGTCCTCCTGGAGAAGAGGGAGGTTGCCGATCGTCTTCACGAGTCGAGCCAACTTCGAGAGACCAACCGCCCTACCACCAGGAACATAGGCGACATCCACATCGTAGATCACTGGGAGGAAGTGGTGGGGGCAAAGACCCGAGGCCTTGATCCCGGACTGGGAAACGATCCCGCGGTAGTCGGACGGGAAGGAACTCAACTTGTAGCGGTAGAGTTCATCGGCCACCTTATCGAGAGGACGGAAGTGCCCGAGAAGAAAACGGGAGACACGGCCGGGAGTCCCAGCGAAGTTCTCGTCACTGAGATTGCATTGAAGACCCTTAAGAGTCTCCGTCATACCCTTAGTAGCCTCTTCGAGCCTCTTGTCTTCACCAGAGGAAGGAGCACAATCCTCACAGAGGAAGAAGACTTCCTTGTCGGTGTAGACGTGAGGAGCCATGTAGACACCTGAGTTGTGCATAAGGCTATTCACCTTCTTGCCACTCTCCAGGAGCTCGTCATCGGTCTTGCGGCAAGAGATGCAAACCCCGGAAGACTTCTCGATCTTCTTGAGTGCCCCCGCCGTGTAGGAGAAGAGAGTAGAATTCATGTTGTGTTGTCCTAGTTAGAAGTAGTTGTCGTACGAGGTGTGGAAGTAGATTTCATCGCCTTCGAGATCGTGAATACGCTGTACGAACTCCTCTACGAGTTCATGCACTTCCTTGTCCGGATCAGTGATGAAGACGTAGGGAGAGTACTCACCGCTATCAAGAAGGAATCTCTCCTTGAAGGCTTCGTCGAACTTCTCCTCGACCTTACGATGGAACTCTTTGTCCTGGGGGCGTACGCCGTCGTCTTCGAGTTCGAGGAAGAGAGGCATCTTTTTCAGGACTCGGAAGGTAAAGAACTCACTCTCTTCCGCTTCGCACTCGTCGATAACCGGGAGAGAAACCTCACCACCCTCGGTTAGTTCGGCATAGACCCTCTCGTCAATCGCACAACGATCCGAGATGAGGAAGAGAGGGTCACGGGACGAACCGTACTCGTGGATCTTCTCGTTCCTCTTAGTGGAGCAAGCGGCGGGTAGGAGAGCCTCGCCCTTCTCGCCATTCTTCCAACCCTGCTCCTTCATGACTTCACGAGTGAAGGACGGGAGAATCTCCGGCTTCCTCTTCGGATAGAGTCGCTCAAGCTTCCGGGAAAGTTCCTTGATGAAGGTAGTCTTCCCGGAGCCATGAACTCCTGAGACGCTAATGGCGAACATTAGGAAAGCTCCTTGAGGTTCTCAAGCGTCGACTTGATGAGAAGATAACGCTCCTCACTAAGACGCCCGCTGTTGTATAGATTCTCCGACAACTTGAGAACGAGCTCCTCGGAGAAGTCTCGAATGTTCTTGTCGGTGCGTGGGATGTCGGGCGCTACACCCTCGGTATCCTTGAAATAGCCGAGGTTTTCGGCGGCTCGAACCCAGGAGCTAGACTTACCGAAAAGTCTAGCAACTTCTTGAGTCTTCATTCTATCACTCCCTGATAACAAAACGAGGAGACGACCAATCTCCGGGCTTGACAAAGGGTCGAAGCTCCTCAATGCTAATGGAGCCCGACTCGATTGCCTGGTCAAGTTTTTCGGAAGACAACGTGTAGGAGACGGAGGCGGGAATCTCAACCTTGTCGAAGAGAAGATCCAGGTTGTCCTTGAAAGCTTCCTTGAGACCTTCCGAGTCGATGGTCGCCTTCTTCCGAGCTCCACCCTCTCGACAGAACTTGACTCCATCGCTGGAGACAAGACGTCCAGGCATCTGAGACACCGGAGTATCACTTTCGGCGCCTACCGACTCGAACTCTTCGTCAAGACTAGAGAAGACGTATTGACGGAGGAGTTCCTTCCTTGCCTGGAGGGCGTTGAGGATCTTCTCGGAGCGGTGGTATTCGGCGGCGAGAAGGTCAACTTCCTCCTGGGTGAGCTTACGAGGCTCATCGAGAGTGAGATTCTCGAGAAGGTTCTCTTCGTAGTCGAGGAGAGCCGCGGAGAGACTTTCAAGAGCCCCGGACTGGAGTAGTTCCGAGGTCGTCTTCTTGAAAGACTCGATGGCAGCCTTCTTCGTCTCCTTCTTGGCCTTCTCAGGCTTCGAAGAAACGATCGTGGTGAGGATCGTAGCGAGTTCTTTGTTTGACATGATTGCCTCCTGAATGGCTTATAGGCTTCTCCTATACCATTATTTTATAGGAAACCCTATAAAAGGTCAACTTGAAAGGGGACGAAGTTGTTGCGTCAACATAGAAGTCAACTCTTCGACGGTGGGCTCAATGAGAGTCTTGGAGAGGTGGTCGACTACGAGACGAAGTTCTCCGTCCTCAGGGATGCCATTCCAGGAGGCACCAGCCGAACAACCCGGCTTGACCCACGCCTCCCCATTCACAGAGATAGTAGCATTGAGTGAGACGTCTACTCGAACTTGCGTAATCTCTGCCATCTTAGTCCCCGTAAGTTGCCATTGAGGTCGGAGTCTCGTAGAGGTGGACCCTCTTCACGCGAACTTCGCCCTTGTTGAGAAGGTTGCTCATCCGTCCGAAAATGAAGGCGGCGAGGTTCTCAGCGGTAGGAACGAAGGAAGAGACGGAGAGATTCCAGTTGTGAGGAGTGTCCTTAAGCTTGAGAACCCAATTCTCCTGGTCGACTCCTTCGATCTTGTCTTCACCAGAGACGTGGCTAATGCGGTAGGCGTCGAGAACTTCTCCATCGCCTACGTAGATGAGGGTACCATGGTCGAAGAGGTCGTGAATTTGAGTCTTCATAACCTCCTTGAGGTCGCCGAAGTCGATGACCATACCCTCGGAGGAGTTGTCGGGGTCGTCAACGAGAGGACCCTCGACCTCAACGAGAAGACGATAGCGATGGCCGTGAGGATTACGGCACTTCGACTTGTGGTTAGGGACGCGGTGGCCCATATCCCACTCAACTTCCTTGGTAACAGTGAACTTTCTCATGTTCTTCTCCTAGTTGGTGAATTGTGAACTTGTACAAACTTTATGTGCATCTAGGTCATAGCGTGGTTCTACGAGTCTAACACTCTTCAACTTGAGTGAAGGACCGAAAGGAACCGGACTCGTCCGGCCTACGACGCTTAGAACTCGCGGGTATTTACGGTCTAGAGAGGACCAATTAGAGCGAATCGCGTTCCAATAGGCCTGGTCTTCTCTAGAGGGGTAGAGTTTCCCTACCTGGACACGTTTCTTTCCGGAGAACACGGATAGAGTAATGTAGTTGAGTAGGGGCTTGTTCTTCAATTGCCTCTCCTCGGATTTCTTGGAGAAGCCATCCACAAAGACGTAGAAGTGACTCCTCTCAGCATAGGAGAGAAAGTCTCTACTAAGACCGGAGGCGACGTGCTTGAAAGTTAGACTCGGGATGCCTTCTTCGAGAAGAAGATTAGCCACGTCTTCGAAGTGTGCTACGTCGGTGTAGAAAGGAGAAAGCTTTGTGCTTCGAGTACGACACTCCTCAAGGAAACTTCTCCTCGCGTGGAAGCCGAGTTCGGAGACCTGGATTCCGTTGTACTCGTAGACATCTTGGAGAATAAGGGTAGGAGTCCCAAACTTTCTCTGCAAAAGAAGAGAAGCTTCGGGGAGACAAGCGAAGACTTGGAAGGTTCTCACGGTGGAAACCGAAGGAACACTAATGCCTGAGACGGTGAGATCCTCGTTTAGACACCCGAGTTGTCCGAAGAAGGTGGTTCCATCGGAGAGTTCTCCGTTGAGCTCATTGGTCAACTCGGGTACCCAATCAGCGAGATCAACTCCGTTGCCGGTCTTGAGAGTGACAATACCCTCGGACTTCTCAACAAGGACGCCTACTCCGTAGTACCAGGGAGTAAGAACCCACCCCTCTCCGGGGATGGAGTCCGTGGCCATTCCTGGCACTCCGACGACTTGGTAGATGTCTTTCATACCTATATTTTATAGGTTTTCTTATAAACAATCAACTGGAAAGTGCGCCCTACGGGACTCGAACCCGTACGCCATAGGCGGTGGATTTTAAGTCCACTGCGTCTGCCAATTCCGCCAAGAGCGCAACTTCCCCAGGCACTGAGCACCGAGCACCTGGGGAAGAGTACCCCCACCGGGACTTGAACCCGGAACTCGCGGATTAAAAGTCCGCTACTCTGCCAATTGAGTTATAGGGGCAAGTTCTCACCGATGCGATTTGGCACTTCTCTCATCGGTGAGACACAGATTTGTTAGCCTTGTCAAGCTTCCTTCGTCTCAACGAGTTTGTACTTGGCAATACCCCAATCGTCTGGATCGCGGTAGCCAATCCGTCGCGCTCCACGCCACGCATCCGTTTCCGTAGGGTAGGCATGGACGGAAGGCTTGGTCGACGAACCACCACCGGTCTTAAGGTCTCCAGAGGACTTTTCGAAGATGATGTAGACTTCCTCGAGCGGGTTGATCATGAGTCTCTCCTTTAGTTGTTGTCATGTCGCTTCCGGACTAGGATTCGAACCTAGACCAAGGGCACCAAAAACCCTTGTGCTGCCGTTACACTATCCGGAAAGGAGGAGAGGCTAATCGCAACCCATTTTCACTCATACTAGCCTCTCCAGCGCCTCCGACAGGACTCGAACCTGCAACCTCGGGATTAGAAGTCCCTCGCTCTATCCGTTGAGCTACGGAGGCTAACTCTCGCCCAGGAAGGAAAGACAAAAACTGGGCAAGAGGGTGACTCTCACCGGGCTTGAACCGATGACCTCTTGGGTGTAAACCAAGCGCTCTACCAACTGAGCTAGAGAGTCTTGAACTCCTTACGGAACTCGATGAAGAGAACCGACGAGTTCGTCGTAGGAACTAAACTTGCCTACGAGAAGATACTTCTCGAGGGAGAATCGTGCGTTCCTAAAGCCAGATTCCAGGACAACCCTTCCGGTCGAGACGATCGGAGAGAGGAACTGGTAGAGGTAGTAGGCGTCTCGAGTAGATTCGCCCTTCTCGTACTCTTTAGTGAGAGAGTAGTAGGGGCTAATTTCACTGAGAACCCACTTCGCGAGTTTCGAGATCGACTCACCCTTGCGGAACGGAGGGAGTTTCGCTTGGACAGCGAGTTGGACGCCTCCCTGAATGCCGTCCTTGGGAGCACCAGTGAACTTCTTCGGAGTGAAGATGTAGCCGGACGTGGAGCCTTTTCGAAGCATCGTCACGCATCCCTTGAAGTACTTGGAGAACTCGGACTCGGTCCAGGCTTCATCGTTGAAGTCGACCTTGTAGCCGAGTGGCGTGATCTGGAAGTAGTGAGGCTCATAGAGCTTCATGTCGATGAGGACTTCGAATTCGGGGAACTCGTTCATGATGTCTCTCCTTGAGGGTGAGGTTGTCTTCCTTATACCTATATTTTATAGGAAAACCTATAAAAGGTCAACTGGAAGCTTCACCATTTTCCGCTTGGAAAGCAATGATCTCAAACTCGCATTGGGAAATCATGGCACGATAGAAGAACGAAAGCGCTTTGAAGAACTCAACACCCTTCTTAGCATTGGTGACAACCATGTGAAGTACCTGGAAGGTGACACCGTAGTCGGTTGGGATAGAACCACGAACGCGGAACTCCTCGAAGGCCTCTTCGTAACTCTCTAGAAAGACTACGTCGGCGTCTTCACCAGGATTCCACTGTGAGACCTTAGTGAAGAGACGAGAGAAGAACTCAACTTCGAAGATGTCTCCTCTCTCGAGAAGAAAACTATAGAAGGCATCGAGTTCTTTGCCTGAGGAGGCGCTGTGTTCCTCTAGAAACTCCTTCGAAATCATTAGAACTCCTCGTAGATGCCGTAGTTTGTAGGACGCACGTACTTCTTCTCGCCGACTTCGACGAAAGCCTCACCATCGTGAGTCATGATCTTCTTGAAGTGGCCTTCCTCGAGAACACGCCCACCAGGACCTGTCACTGTGTAGCCCGCCCAATCGCGGAAGTCATCGTCGGGCTCTTCGTACCTATCCGCATCAATCTCGGAAACGTACTTGCGCCCCTGGACGATGAGTTCTCGGCAATGTCTCTCGTTCTCATCATTGAACATTACGAATGTCTTTCTCGGGTCAACTTCGTCACGGAAGAGTTGTGCCTCTTCGCTGACTCTCTCGAGTTCCTTGTCGGGGCCAAGCGGATCAACGGGAAGTTCGAAGTCAATCGTGGCCGGGAGGGCGTTGCGGGAAGCACGGGTCCTGTTGAGGTTCTTGTGGCTCTCCTTGGTGTCCTTCGGGAAAGCAACGGAAGCGAGGTTTTGTCTCTCTCCTAAGCCGAGTGCCTGGCTATCGTAAGAGCCGTAAGCGCCACCGGTACGGGAGTGGAGGAACCCGTACCCGGAGGTGATGCTAACCTGTTGCTTGACAGCGATGTCAAATGTACTACAATCCTCGCTAGGCTCGAACTCGGACGAGGAAGAAGTCAAGCCGTTGAACTCGAGACGGTCAACGACGTCACGAGAGATCGACTTCTCTTTGATGTAGTAGGAGTCACGGAGGAGAAGACCGTGAGCGTCGTACTGGTAGCGTTCTACGTCGGGGGCTTCACTATCCCGTACCTGGTATAACGGTTGGCCAAACTCTCCAAAACGAGGGAAGTTCTCTCTCGGTACATGTCGATTCTCCGAGGAGACATGGTCTCGGTCCAGAACTCTTCGATCGGAGAAGTTAGGTTCCCCGAGACGATCGTTTGTGACTCGCTCATTCGTGCAGGTGAGATGAGGTCCGCTCGAAACTGAACAAGTCCAAGAAGTCGGAAGAAGATCGCTTCGGAGGGAGAAGGATCGACTATCTCTAAAGATACTGCGAGGTTCTGGAGAAAGTCCTCCCGGTACTTGAGCCGATAACCCGTCGAAATAGTCAACCCAACGGTCGAGACACCGTGACTCTTTCTTCGTCGAAGTTCGGTAATCCAACCCGATAGAGCGAAGTCTCTCCTTAATACTACTGGGGTGGAGGGGTCTACGAGTGAGGGGTCCAGAAGATACAAACATTCTCCTTCCAGCGCGGTGGTACTCCTTGCCAGTGACTCGAGGAGAGAAGTCCTCAACCGTCTCAGGAACCTCACCAGTGTTGCAGAGAACTCGATAGTGCTCAAACATCGTATCGTTTTGCCTCGAGAAGGCGGCATAGAGCTCTGCGGCAGGAGTTGTGGTCGGAGTGAAGGTGAAGACGAACCATTGTGAGTGAGAGGCGTGGGAGGAGTGGTGGAAGGCACACTCGGGGAGGCCACTTCTCCACTCGAGAGTCCCTAAATAGAGGTGAAGAATGTGGTTCTTCTCGAGCCACTCACAACCGGAACGAACCGGCTCAAGCCACTCGGGGCGATACGACTCGCCCTTCATCCTCTTTGCCCAGAAACACTCCTGGCGGACGGAGTAGCTCCCAAGAACCCAACCATGACCCTTCTTCGTGATGAGTTTCTTGAAGAAGGGGTAGAGCGAAATGGCCTGCAGGGCTCCGGACGGGCAGCGTCCGTTGATGTGGTCGAACTCGAAGAGGCAAGACGGGTAGAGTTCTTTCTCTACAAGGCTCAAATCAATGCGACCCCAAGTCCTCTCCTTGTTACCCCACTGGATAACCCTACGATAGAAGGGGTCAAGTATGATGAGATCAAGGGACTTCACGTAGTTGTGGGTAGACCAAACTGTGCTCTTAGTCTTGTCGAGCTTCTCGACGAGTCTCTCAAGCGAGAAGAAGCCGAGTTCCGTGACATTCTTAGAAAGCTCGATCCAGATTTGAAGACCAAGGAAGGATTGAACTCCCCTCTTCCTTGGGTCTCCGTTGTAGCAATTGGAGACAACGTCCTCCATCCATCCCTTGGGGAGGAAGAGGGGAGTGGTATTCTGGGTGAGTGCTCTCTCCTGGAAGACCTCAGGGTTGGTCTTCACGCCTTCGAACCAGAGGTTGTTCACCCAAGCTCGAACATCCTGGATCTTCACGTGAGGCGTAGGGATGCGAGTGACTTCCTCAAGCTTCCTACCAACGTAGACGGTTCGAAGGTCCCCTTTGTAGACCAAATGACGCTTGAGACGGGTCTTGAAGAGTTGAATAGCGCCCTCTAAACCGTACTTCGACACGTTCTCAGTGAAGAAGACGCGGTAGAACTCGACGGCTACGAGAATCTCATTGAGTTCGACGTTGTCCTTCTCGGTGAACTCGGAGAGCTTCTTCTTGAAGAAGGTTTCAACCGTGTTGCCTTTGTTCTTCCAGCTCGTGAGACTCTTGCCTAGAAGAATGTAAGGCATGTACACGTCCTCGACGACTTTGTTGAGGAAGGTATCTAAAAGTTTCGTAGCCATGTAAGCCGTCCTAGTGTAGAGTCTATCTCCTCTCTTCTAGGAAGATCCGGTTGTCTCCCACTAGGCGGAAAAAGAGACTCCGGCTAGAAGAGAGGAGATAGAAGTTTGTTGTTCGTTTCTGTTAGAAACTGGGTTAAAGTCTTCTCTCTAACCTTTCGGGAGAGCGTTAGGCTTCTACTTCCGCCCTTCCGGAAAGAGTGGTAGCACTCCCGGTAGAGAAAGAGGACTACCCCGAAAGGACGGGAGTAGAAGACTAACACTTAGTTTTTGACGTTAGCTCCCTACGTCCATCCCCTCCGGATCAGGAATGGTGGTCTTCCCTACAAGGAAAAGAAGACCACCCCCGGAAGGGACAGAAGTAAGGGGCTAACCTTGCTTAGTAGCAAGAAGAAGCTCTTTACTCCCTATGCATAAAGTATATAGGTTCTCTTCGAAGAAAACAACTGCAAAACGAAAACTGCTCCAAATTGCCTAGAAACCCCCGGAATCTCAAGAGGAATTGCCAAAGGTTGTATGGCATTAAGAAACTCTATTGTATAGCTTCGCAGCAAAGACACTCTCGGAGAGGTGTCTCGGTTTGGTTAGAGCGATCGCCTGAGCCTTGCGAGGGCGGGAGCGTAGTGACCAAACCAGAAGATGAGAAAGAGAATTCTTCGAAGACGTAGTCTGAGAAGAAGACTCTTTGAGTCTTCGCTTACGAATACCCGATAGGGTATGAGTACCGTAATCTTTGATTACTAATGACAAACAATCTTTACAATAACCGTAGAGAAGTGAGGAGGTCTCGAGAAGAGGGGAAGGAGAAGTGTGTTTTGGCGAGTGGGAGTGGGTTTTGGCGTAGAAACTCGCGTAGAGGACAAAGAAATTCACCCTCCACATCGCCGTTGATGCAAAGGGTGGACGGCTAAAAAGTACGATCAGGCTTTGTCTTCCTTCGACTTCTTGAAGAGTTTCTTCTTCTTGAGCTCCTTGAGGAAGTCGAGTCCAAACGCTTCCTCCGTCATAGAAGACGAACGCGAGAATGACTCTTGAGTGCCTTGAAGTGAAGAGGAAAGAAGGCGTCTTTCGTTGTTGACTCCCCAAATGTACTCTTCAACCGTGTCTTCATAGTAGTAGAGACGCGATTCGAGTCCGTCCAGGAACGTGTCGGCCCTGTCGATTCTATCGTTTCTCTGCATGAGTGTATCGTAGTCGTAGGGGCAATCGAAGTTGATGACGACTCGTGCTTCTGGCATGTTCATTCCATGCGATCCTGCGTCAGAGGATAGAAGAACATTACACTCAGGGGTTGTCTTGAACCTCTTTTTGGCTTCCTCGTTTTGGAGAGTCGTCTGGCCACCGTAGTGGAGTGCGTGGTTGATTCCACGAGACTTCATCTCACGAGAGATGATCTTGAGACTCAAGTTCGTCCAGTGTGTGAAGACGATGACTTTATCTCCACCCTCAACAATCGATTCCACGTCATCTAAGACTCGCTCAAGCTTTGTCGAGGTAGACGCCGAAAGCTTCTTGAGGAGTTTCGGAGGGAGTTCAAGAGCGAGTTCCGAAGTCGTCTTCAAGAGTGACTCACCTGTTAGGCAAGAGTAGCGGAGAAGGCGGAAGAATTCGAGTGTACGAACCGACTTGCCATCATAACGGCGATCGTCTTCGAGCCACAGGTCTTCGAGGTAGTCGTAGAGTTCTCGATCTTCCTTCGAGAGTTGGAGTGGAATCGCTTGGAATGACATCTCTTTGAAGTACTCACGGACGCCCGGATCGGACTTTCGGATGGCGAGAGAGTAGGGAAGTACCCTTCTCGGGGCCAAACGCACTTTGTCTAGGCTATAGATGTACTTGCGATTCTCCTGCTCGATGATGCGACCCGTACGGAGTCGAACTTTGTACGTCCTCTTCTCAACGTGGTCGAGATAGTCCTTGCGGAAGTCCTTCAAGGTTCCGAATGGATTCTTCTTCGACCACTGGAAGACTTTGAAGTAGCGTTCTGCGGAGTTGCCTACCACGGACGCCGTCATAGGCCAAATTACGGGCGTACAAGCCTTGAAAAGCGACTGGAGACCTTCACGTGCCTGGTTCCCGTTCACCACCTTCTGGACCTCGTCTAATACGAAGAGGACTCGCTTCCCTTCGATGAGGTTCTTGAGGAGCTCAAAGTCGACCGACCTGCGAGCTTTCTCATAGTTGAGGATGTAGACGTTGAAATGCTCGTTGAGATCGTAGAAGCGCTTTCTCGTCGCCTTGTCTCGATCCGGGATGCAAGGTGAGAGGGTCGTAGAAGTCTCGTAGAGTCTCCTAATCTCAGGCTTCACAGTTCGAAGAGTGAAGAAGAGGACTAAGTCGACTTCGCCTTGGTTGATGAGGTACTGCGATCCGGCCGCGGCAACCACCGACTTGCCTGTTCCCGTTCCCATGTTGAAGAAGTAGAACGGGTCACCCGACTTCTTCCTCTCTAAAGCCAGGTTGAGTGCGAGGGTTTGGTAGGGGAAGAGTGAACTCTCCTCTTGGCCTCTCTTGAGAGCGAGTCCAGGAATGTCGAGAGGTTTGGTGTAGGCCTGGAGTTCGTGGTAGAGGTTGATGCTCTCCTGGGACAAGAGTACGTCCAGGCCTACTTTGTTGAGTTCTTCACTGACGTCTTTGGGGTTGTCGAAAGGGTTCTTGAAGAAGACGTGGAGACTTCCTTGTACTGGGATGGCCTCTAGTGGGAGTTTCTTTTGGCTAATGAGTGAGAACTTCTCTATGAAGACTTTTTGCTGTTTGGGGAAGTCGCCCTTTCCAGGTAGGATCACAGCGGTCTTCTTTGAGTCCGAGTCGTAGAGGAGGTTTTGGAGCTCCTCCATACTCGTGAAGACTTTCGTTGTATTCATACCTATATTTTATAGGAAAACCTATAAAAGGTCAACTTGACTACCGTTCAACTTCGTAGTGCGGGGTAATTTCGCACGAGTACACATAGTCCGTATCGCTCATCATGGTGACTTTGAGCTTCATCTTGTTACCGAGTTGAGGGAAGACGAGACGAGAGTTCGGATCGAGGATAGCGTTCGTAGCATCGAGGAAAGTAGCCCCACCATCATTCGAGAGTTCGTACTTGATCGTCCTCTCGAAGACCTCAACGGACGAAGTGTAGAAGGAGTATTGCGACGACGAGGAGAGTCGAATCCTACTACCTGATTTTACTTCGAGATAAGTGGTCTCGAACTCTTCCCAGGCGTTTGAGGCAACACTAGTGAACGACACGGTTGAAGTCCCGTAGGAGAGTTTGTACGTGACACCAGGCTCAGGAGAGTAGACCTTCACCCTAACGCGGAAGTACCCCTTCGTGACTGGGAAGGGTTTAGAGACAGGAATAGGGTTAACGCCTTTGATCGAGAGTCGTCCGAAGTTCATAGTGAGTTTACTCTCGTCAAGCATCGAGTATCTTCTATCGGGTCGGTCAACGACTTGAAGACCTACTTGGGTGTATCTCGAAATCGATGGGAAGATTTCCGAGACCACTGTCGCATCGGCTCGGGTAGCTGTTACGACCCCTTCGCCCTTCTGGCAGTTAGTAAGCGTAAACTCCCCGGTCGAGTAGTCTTCCACCCGGTAAGCGGTAAGGTCGGCGTTCGAAAGCCAATCCGCTCTAAAGACTTTGAGCTCTTTGATTCCAGCGAAGTAGCCTAACTCAACATCCCTCTTCACCGTCTTGATGTCGTAACGGTGTACGGAGGTGGTGGTGAATCTCTCTCGAGTGGTCAGCGTAGTGGTCTCTTTGGTGACGTCAGTGTTGTAGGTCGTCACGGTCGAGACACCGATATTCGACTTCTTCCTCTCGACGTGAGTCTCAGTCGTGTCTACCTGGACGAGATCCTCACCGGGGATGCGGAGTTGCTGGCCGGGGAAGATCCACCATCCGGGATAGCGTCTCGGGAGAAGATTGACGCGGTAGTCGCTGTCGATGAGACTCTGGTTCGCACGGTAGATGTCTTGCCAGTTGACTCCGTAACGGGAAGCGATCTTGATGAGATAGTCGCCTCTTACCACGGTGTAGTATCGTGCTTGAGCAACCCACTTCACTCCACCCGTAGTGTAGGTTCTCTCACTCTCGGAAGTGCGGTGAGAGGTCGACTTTTGAGCATGACTTCCACGGTAGACTACCGAAGACGCCTTCTCCGTAGTCCAAGAGATCGGATACTTCTTATCGAAGTAGACCGGTGTATTCGAAATCGTCCTCTTACCAACCTCGATTTCGAGGTCATAATTGCTTCTCTTCCGAGTGCGTCCACGGGAAGACGTAGAACTCGAAGATTGGCTCTTCTCAATCGTCGTAGTGTCATTTGAGAGTGACCCGTCGGTGTAGGTCTTCGTGTTGGTCGTAGTGGTTGTGTCAATGATTGTAGTGTTTGTGGTCTTGTAAGCAGTAGCGATTTCTCGTGCGGTCTTCTTGACATCGAGGGGGAAGGTGGCGTAGGAAGTCTCGATGCCTGGCTCCCAAATGGGGTAGGGCTCCTCAGTGAGGTTGGTGATCTCAAGCTTGAGGAAGTTCATGAGTCTCGGTTGAGGGAAGAAGTACCATCCCCTGTGGAGTACGTAGTCGGCCCAAATAGGAGTCCACACGATTGACGAGAAGAAGGATGAGTCCATACCACCACGAGGCGTGTCTTCCTTCACCCAGTCAACCGCTAAGGCCGCGTTCGTGAGAGAGGTTTCGGGTATCTCTCCGTCCTTCGACTCAATGACAGGTGCTGGGAACCAATACGACTCAGGGTCACTAGTGAGCGCTTGCCAAGTAGAGTCACTCAACTCTTCGCCATGCTTGATGATAAGGTGACGGAAAGTTCCTTGAGGAGCTCTCTGCGTGATGTCTTCCCATTTGATTGTTGGACCTATGTAGGTTAACTGTTTTATGGTCTTCCCACTACTATCCCAAACCCGCATCGTAATGAGATTCTTGTCATTCTTGGAAATACTCCAGAAAACGGGTTTGTCGAACCTGAGACTACTCCCTTGAATGACATTGCTATTGTTGAGAGCAAACCGCCTGTTAGGGGTTAGAGTGAACGAGAGTCCAGGGATAGAGAAGAGTGTCAAAGTACCGGTCACTCTATTAACATCCGTAATAGAGCCAGCGACCCAAAACTTCCCGTTTTTGGAAGGGAGTCCGAGTTTACGGGAGTCGAGAACGACGTTAGCGTCGTAGAGACCTGATTCCGTGCGGGTCCCCGTCAAGGTCTTAGGCGAGAAGGCCGTTTCGTCTAGTCTAAAAGACCCCGTAGGTTGGAAAGTCGAGTAGTAGAGGTTGAGTTGCTGGCCTGAGTAGACCGGATCAATCCAGAGACGGTCGATTACCTGACTTTTGCCTTCTTTGTCTCGACAGTCGACGTAGAGTCCTGTTACGGCTTCAGGGGAGGGTTGCGGAGCCGACTTCCAGAAAGTGGTCTCGTTGTCGTCTACGGCCTTGTTTGCGTCCCAGTCTTTGACCACGTGGGTGACGAAGTTGCCGAGAGAGTCCTTCGTGTCCGGGATTCCACCCGAAGCATCTCGCCTCGTGTAGACTCGTCTCTTGATCTCGATGTTCTTCAACCCGAGTTGGACGAGTTCATCGGGGTTCTCTCCGTTTTCAACACGTCTCACAGCGTGAATCTCGAAGGAGGTGGCGACAATCGGGTAGACTTCCTTCGAGACTTGGATGAAACCCTCACCTTCACCCACTTGCACCTGGAGGACTACTCCGTTTTTGTCCAGGACAGGGAGTCTTTTCCCACCTCTATTGGTGTAGTAGAAGGTGAGAGTGGAGGAGGTGAGCTTCACTTCAAACGAAACAACTCCGATAGAGGACGGAGTGTTGAAGTCGTATTGGAGGATCTCGGCGGTTTCGTCACTTCTCTTGCGAGGATGAGAGAGCCACCCGTCGGTTTTCGGCTTCTCGTCGTTTGTACTCTCGCTTTTTTGCTTCTCAACGAGCCAATACGGGAGACCATCTACGCGGAGTCCGGACATTACTCTTCTCCTCCTCTAAACCACGGAGTGGTTGTTCTAGAGCTTAGTAGTTCTTCGGTGGCAAGAGAGTCGCCAGGCGAGTACTCTTTCTGTGCAACCTCATTCGAGATCGGAAGTCGATACGCCGTTTCTCCGAGGAACTCGCCGTTTTGCTCCTCGACTTGAGTCTTGAAGACGTCGAAGAACTCGGATTGGGACGAGTACTTGAACGAGTAGGCTTCGCCGTTCTGGTTTTTGGCGGGTGGAGCAAAAGGAGTCACACCGAACTTGCCACCAGGATAGTTGTCAGGCGAGTCGGCTTTAGGAACCGGAAGCCACTCCGTCCATTTCTGGACCGGAGCCTCGATCTGGTAACTAGACTCCTTGACCCTCTCCGACGTGGGAGTCTTTTGGCTCTGGTATGAAATACGCGTAATGCCAGTGCCTCCGAGTCGTCCCTGGACTTTCACTTGCCTATAGACGAGGGAGAACTCTTGAGTCGAGTTGAGTGCAGTGGTCGGAGACTCTTTCTTCTTCTCCGCCGAGAGCCAATTTCGCTGATCCCAAACTTCCTCCGCCAGGTACTCGGGTTCCGGGATGGCGGCCAAGTCAGGGATACCTGTGACAAATCTTTGCACTTCGAAGTACGAGTCGGTTGCTCCCATTCCACCAGGGGTGATCTCTTTATGCACCGAGAGACCTCGAGGGTCTACGGTGACGATGCTATCCTGGGGCTTTACGAGGTCGAGGAAGCGTAGGAGCTTCGCAGTTTCTTCACTACTCAAGTTGACCTTGTGAGGCGTGACGACGACTTCGTTGATGAAGCGCCCTGTTCCGTTTAGAGTCGCCGCCCTACCTAAATCTCCCGAGATTGTGGGATTCTTCGCATACTTCCACACCTCGAAGATATCGGCCGAGACTCCTAGAATCGCTTCACATACGAGCCGGAAACCTTCAACCGTGCTTGCTACGGTGCACGCCTCCAGGAACTTCACGGAGCGGTTCTTGTACTTCTCATCCTTGACCTTAACTTCGTCCCACTGGTCGGACGTTAAGCTATCAGTGGTGGGGTTGAAGCTATACGACTCCTCCGGAAGGCGATTGAGTCGAAAGAGGTTGGAGAAGAGTCCGTCGATATCGCGGAATTGCAAACTCTCAACCGAAGCTTGAAGCCTCAAGAGAAGGCTTTGACGATTTAAGTCTCCGGCTCCGGCACTTCCCGAGAGTGCTTCCAGGAAACGGTAGAGGTGACTTCTCTCACTTCTAGAGTACACATTCTCATCGAAATGATCCATGAGCTTTTGAGTACCCTTAGGAGGGAAGTAGGGTAAGGGAAGCGTGTTAGACATCACTGCTCTCCGAACGTGTTCGTAGACTTGCGTGTGAAGCTAAAGTCGTCGAATCGAGGCAACTCATCATCTTCAAGCTTGAAGTCGAAGGTGAAGGTCTGGATCGTCGTCTTGTCTCCGAAGAGGCTTTGGACACCGTAGTTTTGTACACCATCCGAAGCGCGGGGGATTCTCACGGCATCCACCCCAACCACTCCGTGAATGCAATGCTCAATGTCGGATAGTTGGATCCAATCGCCGAACTGGATCTTAGACGCCCAATCCGTCAAAGCCTTCTTGATGGAGGCGTCAACGGTTCGAGTGTCATATCCGGTCTCGTAGATGATGAAAGCGTTTGCTCTAAGACTCCGGTATTGGGCGGCGTGGACTAAGACGTCGGTCGTGATTTGCCTGTTTTGGTCTAGAAGCGCTCCGGCCAACTCCGGGGTTCTATCGTAGACGTACTCGACGTTGAAGATGCTTCCAGCGAGAGGCGGGGTAAGCCACTCGATTCCGCAGATTTCAAGCGACGAGCCTCTCTCAACCGTCGTAGACACTACGGGATAGAAGTGGGTTCCAAGCTTGTATTCCTTAGAAGCCACTTCAATCGTCGACGGGAGGGAGAGAATCGGGGCGTGGCCTAGTCTAGAGAAGAGTGAGTCCACCTTCGGATTCGTGTTAGTGCCGAGTCTCACGAAGTTTTTGACGTTGAGGAGGTCACTTTCGCCAGACGTGAACTTCGACGTCTCGTTGACCGAAGTGATGTCGAGTACGGAGACCGGATCGCGACCTTCTACGAAGACGTCTACTTTGTTCGTGACGTTTTTGGCCGGATCGTTACGCGACTTAGTGGAGACGTACTCGTAGGAGAGGGAGAAAGTCGTGCCGGTCGGGAAGAGTTGCTCGCTGATCGCATGGATGATAAGAGGCACTTTGTACTCGGGGTTGTAGTGGACTCCACGAGTGAGGTGTCCTTCATCTGTCTTGATGTAGTCTCCGAGAGGCCAAATGTACTTCGTGTCGATTCGAGGTACCTCAACGCGTTGGTTTTGCATTTGGAGTTGCACTTCACGACGTGAGATAGGGCCTACAACCTTGACCTTCGTCACTTTTTGGAGTTGCTCGATGAGAGCTTCGTAGAAGTCCTCCGTTCCAACAAGTGACCGGAGGAAAGTGTTGCGGAAACGCGCTCTAAGCTCCGAGTCGGTTTCAGGGTCGACTCCTCCGGTAAACGAATTGGCGTTGACGAGGGTCCCGACACCAAGAGAAGTAGAGTAGCCTACGACCGTTTTGGCGGGAGTGTTGCCAACTGTACCAACCACGGAGCATTCAACGTGGAGTTCCGTAGTGCTTTCGTTTCGGTTGATGAAGGCCGGGACGGTGACCTGGTAGTTGATTCGAGGCGCTGTGTCCGTTTCAGGGACGAAGACAACGGTTCCCGCCGGGATCACCACTGTGTTCGTGGCCGGAGTCTTAAGCGTGAAGGTGCATACTCCGGAGGCTCTCTTCCCCTGGAGGCGTCCGAAGCCGAAGAGTCCGACGAGTTGCTCGAGTTCAATACCCGTCTTAGCGTCAATGTCCCAGGAGGTGGTGGAAACCGCTGTGTCGAGGTAGGCGTTCGAGACCACTTCGGAGACCGCGTCGATGATCTTACGCTCAGGCGTACCAATCTCGGCCGAGATGGAGGGGTCGGTTACCTTCAAGTAGTCTCGGATGTCTTTAGAGACTTGCTCTGGGGTTCTCATTTCGCGCCTGCTTTCACCGTGTTGATTTGACCCGCTCCGTTTCGGAAGACAATGTCGACTTTGAGAGAGTCATAGTTCGAGTGGGGGTTCACCGAAATGACCTCGGCGAGCACTTCTTCAGGAGAGTAGAGTGAGGGATTTTCTCTCATCCCGAGTTGCTGGACTTTCTGGTAGTTTTGAAGAACTCTCACTACCTCGCTTTTCAGGAAGGCGATCTCCTGTGGTCTCATTGCCTGGCCTACGTATGAGTCTAAAGTCGACCCGTAGTAGGGGTGGAACCGGTCGATGCCGAAGACTTCACGGAGCCAGAGGGAGAGGTCTTGTCTTAGCTTCTCGGTTTTCGACACGAGACTCACTCCGGATGGAGTCACTGTGAGGTCTCCGTCCGTAATTCTCAGCGATCTGGTCATCTCACTCCTTCTTTACTCTTAGAGGTTCTTTGACTGGGATAGTTTTTCTTTTGTAGAACGAGGACTACAAGGAGAACTAGGTCCTCTTACTTAGAAGGACCGTAGGAGGGTGTGTTCTTTAGTCAGCCCCCGAAGTCAACCCGTCGATGGAGGAGTCTCCAACCACGGAGGGCGAGTTAATGGTTGCTGAAGTCGAGAATCCACTCTCGTAACTAAACGTGTGAGTCACCGCCTGGACGTAGACTTGCACTCCGTATGACTTCACGTAGACTCTCATGCCTGGGTAGAGTTCGGGCATGAAGGTGAACCTCACTCGAGTGTTGTATTGCTCCGACCACTTTTGCATGAAGGTTTGAAGCGAGACAAACCACTCGAAGGGCCCACTCTTGACGTTCGGGACGTCGTTTCTAAGAGGACGCTTGCCGAAACGCTTCATGAAGACGCTTGGCCAATCCTCGTCCGAGACACCGGGGAGGGGGCTTCCCTTGACGACTAGTTCCCTTACGAAGTCATTCTCGAGTGAGATAGTGTTTCCACCGAGAAGATCGCCGGTGCTAATAGACGAGCCATCTCCAGTTCGAGAGCCGAAAGTGAAGACGTGTGTGGTGATTGGGTCATCACTAACGTCGATGCCGAAGTCGAGAATCTCGACGTCTTCCAGGTAGAGTTTCGCTTTAGTCCCGTAGAGTCCGAACGGGTCCGGGAAGAACGCTACGAACTCTCCGTTGGGTCCAGACATGAAGGACCTCAGGGACGCGGCCGTGAATTGCTTGATCGACTTGAAGAGGGGTTGATCGTTGACGATAGCCTTGTCACCCTTGAGTGCCAGGGAAAGTGCATCCGCACGGAAGTTTCCGAAACGGTGGGAGAAGAGGAGTTCGTTCACTCGGTTCTTAGAAGCACCCTGGGAGGTGGTTCCTCCTCCAGACGTTTGGTCACCCGTAGTAACGTCGTAGGCTTTACCCACTTGGTCTTGAGGATCTAGGAACTTCCCGTTCCACCAAATCTTGAAGGTGAGTCTCTCCGCTTTGCCTAGGACAGTGCCTTGAGGGACGATTTGGTCTTTCTGGACCGAAACCTCCGTGAGTCCACTATAGGTCATCTTGCTATCGTAGGACTGGACGATGACCTGCTTGTCGGTTACGTTGGCCACTTTACCTGACAAAGCCGCTTTGACACCGTCCGAAGACATGCTCGGCGAAGTGATGACGACGCCTGTCTTGCCAGCGCCGAACTTGACTTCGATGGTCGGGGTTCCTTCACACGGCCAAATAAGCGTCTCAGAGGAGGTTCCACCGGAGGTCGTAGAGGTCTTATTGTCCCCAGACGAGCCTCCGGAGGCCATGTATTTGCATACGGCGTTAACGTAGTCCCACATCGTGAGAGGGTTGTTGGGGACGTTTTGGTTCCACTTGTTCTTGTCGTCCGCCCATGCCGGGTAGATGTGGTGGGCCGCAACCTTTTGCCAATCGCCGTACGTGCCGAAAGCGGCTAGAGCATCGGCTCGAGCTCTCTCATCCTGGACGGTGGGTGGGGCGAGGTAGGCTTCCGAGTAGCCTTTGTAGTTGTTCCACGTAGTAGTGATGTACTGGTATGCACCCGAGGCATCCGAGTTGGCCATCGAGGTCTTGATCGTGTAGTTCCCGTTCGACTCTCTCTCACGGAGACCCTTCAAGAAGAGGTCAACATCAGCCGAGGATCCGGTCACGGTTCCTTGATCCGACCCGACACTACCCTTGACTCCGAGGAGTTTGAAGACTTGCTCCATGAGTTCTTCCTGGGAGTAGTCTTCGGCGTACTCGGTGGCGAGCTTCGTGAGTCTCTCCGGAATCTCAGAGATGAGGATCTCGGGTTGGGACCACCCTGCGACGTCTACTAGAAGACGCTGGAGGATACCCGCCGCACCTTTGTCGACCTCATCGTTGTCGGGTTTGAGGAGGTTGAGTGAAGCCGGGAGGCCAGGATCCCAGTAAGTGTTGAGAAGACGCTTGAGGGAGCACTGGAAGTCGATCGTACAAGTCGACGGGTAGAGTGAGACAAGCGGGACTTTGGTGACGTATCCGGTGAGGACACGATACCACGAGCTATTCTTCTTGAGAGAGACAGTGATGCGGTCCATTCTCTCGATCTGGTAGCCGCCTCCAGTGTAGCGCCCTCTACGGTTGTTGAGTACGATGGACCCGTGAGAAACCGAGTCTATAGAACGCGATACGGAGCCGGAGATGACGTCACTCGAGATGTCAAGCTCTTCTCCGGGGTGTTGTCTCGGCTGGACAATGACTTGTACCTCAGGTGCGTAGACTAGTGTTTTCTCGGACATTACTCCCAGTCCTTCAAGTAGGCCGGCGGTTTCTCAGGCGGGTTATTTTCTAGTGCTTTGTCTTTGCTTGACGACTTCTTGGAGGCGTCTTTTTGCCTCAACCGGTCGATGTTGACTTTGCCTCCAGTGACTTTATCCCACGAAGTACCCCAAGAAGACGTGTAGGTTCTTCCCATGAGGAGGTCGGAGGCGAGAGACATGGTGACTGTGATGGTTGGGAAGAAGTTTCCAGTCGTCAATCCAGCGGGAATATCGGGGATGTAGCCCAAGTAATCCATCCCGAGTTCCGGGTAGGTGAATCTCACGAGAGGGTCAACTCGGGCCGCGGAGAGAAGATGACTTCCCCGGAAGAAGTCCGCCAAAGAGACTTGCTCCTCATAGCCTCTCATCTGGAGTTTGAGGGAGAGTGAACCTTGACGAGCTCTAACCGGGTAGTTTTGCCTTGAGTCTCTCAACTGTGAGCCGAGAAGTTGGGTTCCGAGAGAAGTCGAGTACCCTACGACCACTACTGAGATCGACTGGCCGGCACAAGAGAAGTATGCCTTACTCATTGAAGCCTACAATGTCGGGGAGTTGGAGGTCCTCTGTGCCTCTATCGGGGAGAGGATAGAGGCCTTCTTTGACCGAGAAAGCGAACCCACCTGCGGAGTAGTCTTCTTTCACAGGGAGTTTCACAGGTGCGGAGACGGGGAAACTTGGGATAAGCATTACATTCTCCCTACGTAAGGCATCATGTTCGAGAAATAGACGGGAACTTCTTTGACCACATCGCCGGGGACGGGGGCGTGGATCATTCGCCCGTTACCCGTGTAGATTGCGACGTGGTAGACTCCACCTGAGCCTCCCCAGAAGAGGAGGTCACCAGGTTGGGCTTGGCTATAGGGGATCTTAGCCGACGTAGTCGCCTGGTATTGTTGGGCGGCCGTTCGAGGTAGAGTTTTGCCTTGAGAGCGGTAAGATGCTTGAGTGAGTCCGGAGCAGTCATATCCCGCCGAGGACTCACCTCCCCAAACGTACGGAGTTCCGATAGCGTTTCTTGCGAACTCGATGATGCTTGCCGCCGAACCCGTTGCGGTAGCCGAACCCCCGGACGCTCCGTTGTTGGCACTCTCATCGTATTCGTAGTGGAGTGCTTCGTCGGCGTGCTCCTTGTTGTAGTCCGTTTCGGGACTCGAGTAGTTTTCGGCGACGTACCCGACTCCGTCCTGGATCTTCGTCAACGCCTCGGTTTTGAGTTCGCTGAGAACTGGAGTGAGATCTTCGTCTTCGGCGACTGCGAAAGTCAAAGAGACGGGGAAAGTTACATTCTCGAGGCTATCGGAGATGTTGAGGCTTTGGACGTAGACCGAGAAGCTCCAACTCCTCTTCGAGTAGAAAAGACGCGCCGTCCTCTTCTCTTCGAGGTCGTCGGTTTGCCAGGCGATGAGATCTCTCACGAAGCGGATGAAGCGGTGGAACTCTTCCCGTGACCTCAAGTGGGTTTGAAGCGTTAGGCCAGTGATGGAGATGCCTAAGAGTTGGACTACTCTTCCACCCAGCGTATCCTGCGAAGTCGTCTTCTGCGAATATCTCCAGGTGAAAGAGTCGGGGTCAAACGGGAAGGTGAACCCGCCTGGCCCTCCAGGTGCCGAAAGTGTCGTGGTCATTAGTCACCTCTCTTCGACTTCGGGTCGTTGGAGGGAGAGTTTCCTTCTCGGGTTCTCTTCTCGTCCGGAGTTCCACCCTCGGGGTCGTTGATCGAGAACCAGCGTCTCGCTTCGGGAGAGAGTGTGATTTCGGCGGAAGTCTTCCCAGCGGTTCCACTGATGAGGTCCTGAGGAGACACACCGTTCTTAGCCGAGTTCACGATTTGTGCGAGACCCAGACCAGTGTTGTAGTTGACTTCACCTGTAGCGGTCTTGACGCCCCAAGTCATCTTGTTGGCTTCATCCGCCGTATCGAGGTCGTCCATCCAGGCGTGTTCTTCGTGGTAGTTTTGTGCCTTCGTGAGAGCGGCATCGGTACCTGACGCCCCAATTCTTTGCTCTTCCTTCAAAGCATCGTAGTACTCTTGAAGCGTGTGCTCGTTGCCTTGGGAGTCCTTCCACACGACCTGGCTTAGGCTTCCGGAATCGTATGCCGCTCCGAGGATGGCACCAGTCTCGTCACCCTCCATACCCCAGGTGGTCACCACGTCATTGTCCGTACCGAACATGTTGTACCATGCATCGGTGTCGGTGTGGATCTTGAGACCTTGTCCGGCGATCGCCCCACCCGACTTACTCCTATCCATGTCCTTGGCATCAACCGCTTGAGCTTTATTCCTCGAGGTAATCTCATCCATGCCGACCGCTTGCTTGGTCTTCTCAGGGTCGGTGAAGGTGTTGTAGAAGTCCTGGAACTCCTGGAAAGACATGTTTTTGACCGCTGGAATCGCCGACTTAGCGATCTCGTAGGTCTCGTGCGGGTTTGACCCCTCCATAGACTTGAGGTACTCGCCGACCGCAGTGAAGTACTCAGGGACGAACTCCTCGGAGGAGAGCTCGGTGACCTGCGAGACGTCGATGCCTCTACGTGCCGCAATTTGGCTATAGATCATGGAAGTGTAGGGGTCATCTCCACCGATTGAGAGTAGAGCGTTGGAGAACTTCGTCCTCTTCTCCTCCGAAACCTCGGCACCTCCAAGCATATTCCCCGAAGCCTCCATGAGAGCGGAAGTAGCATCGGCGTTCAAACCCACTTTACCAGCGGTTTCGGCGGCGGATTGTGCACGGGAGAGTGCGGCTTCCTGGTCACCTTCTCTCTCTCCTACATCCGCTCTAATGTTCTTCATCGTAGCACTCAAGTTCTCGATAGACATCGAACCCTCGGAGACCGAGGCTTTCATGAGTTGCATCGACTTGCTAACCGAAACATTCATATCACGAAGATTCTCAGTCAAGAAGTCGGTGATCTTGTCATAGTTGTCACCCTTAGCACCCGTGTTGAGACCAGCCATGACGAGTTGACGTGCCTGTTCGGTGCTAATCCAGGGGTCAAGTGCCAAAGCCTTGATTTCGGCGTCTTGCTGGACTTTGAAGAGAGCCGCGTCCGTACCTGAGAGACCCCTCTTTTGGCCTTCCTTCTGGTAATCGGCGTATGTGTTGACGCCTTCATAGATCCCGCCAATAACAGCGGTTGCTCCAGCAATCCAGGGACCAGCGGCCGCTAGACCTGAGCCGAGTTCACCGAGGAAACCACCCGACTTTGAGAGAACATTCGCTAGACCATCTACTCCTCTACCTCTCAAAGCCGCTTGACCAGCATTCTTGAGTTTGCCTAAGTCCCCAATCGAGAAACCCTCCCCTGAAGAAGACTCAGGTCTAGAAGGACGTGAAGGTCTCTCAGGTTCCTCCGGAGGAGTCGGGAGGGTGTCGGTGTCTACGGGAGGTTTGGTGGGGGGGGGGGC